AAAAAGTAGGTATATTAAAAGAGAAAATATCTGCAAATGGAAAAGTATTAATAATACAAGCTAAATGCTTAATGAATAAAGAAAAGATTAAAGAAGAAGAAACTAGAATAAAAGATATTACTGGTATGAAGGTTTGTATAGTTAATGGGAATTATGAAATTGTTGGATTGGTATAGGATTAAATAATGGCTAAGGAGTGGGCAAAGAAGTTTTATAAATCTAAAGAATGGATTAAATGCAGAAATAGTTATATCAGTTCAGTATATGGATTATGCGAGAGGTGTGAACAAGCAGGATATATTGTGCATCATAAAGTGCATCTGAACCAAAGCAATATAAGTGATCCTAATGTAAGTCTCAATCATGATAATTTAGAGTATCTATGTTTAGAATGTCATAATAAACATCATGATTTTGATAGAGAAAAAAAATCAGTAACTAGAGAAGGATTAAAATTTAATGAAAATGGAGAGTTAATTAAGGTTACCACTCCCCCCATAAAAAATTAATAGGGGGACCTTTGGGGGACCGATAGAGGGGACATAATTTTGCCTCCACATGAAATTTTCAAAACTAAAGGGGGGTTATATTTTTGGGTATATCCGAACAATTAGAAAGAGAAAAGAAAATCAAGCAAGAAATAAATAGAATTAAAAAACTTTATAAAGATTTAGAAAAAGATAAAGTTAAAGTTGTTGAAGGATTAGTTACTGAAGCCTCATTTATGAAGTTAACTCTCCAGGAACTCAGAGAGGATCTATTTAAAAATGGGATGACAGAATTATATGAGAATGGATCACAAGTTGTAAATAGAGAAAGGCCTGAAGCAAAAATTTATTCAACTATGATTCAAAGATATTCAAATGTAATGAAACAATTAATTGATTATATGCCAGAGGAAAAACAGAAAGAAGAAAATGATGAGTTAAAAGAATTTCTTAACAGGAGAAAAGTTAAGAAATGACTTATATAGAAGAATACTATAATAAAATTATGAGTGGTGAAATAGTTGCATGTCATAGAATAAAACAACTTTACTCTATGCTAGTAGATAAATTACATCATCCTGAAAAATATGAACCTTATATATTTGATGAAGAGTTAGCAAACTTACCAATAGAGTTCATTGAAACTTTTATTAAGCAAGCACAAGGTGAATTAGGAGCAAATTTAAAATTAGAGCTATTTCAGAAAGCTAAGCATCAAGCAGTATTTGGATTTGTTCATAAAGATACATATTTAAGACAATATAATGAAGTCTTAGATATTAGAGGTAGAAAAAATGGTAAGACTACAGAACTTGCAGCAGACGAAATATTTATGGCAGTTGGAGATGGAGAAGGTTCACCAGAAATATATAATGTTGCTACAAAATTAGACCAAGCATATAAGGGATTCCAAGAATGTTATAAAATGATTCAACAGTCAAAATCTTTATCAAAACATTTTAAAAAAAGAAAATCTGATTTATATATCAATTTTAATTATGGATCTATTAAAGCATTAGCTAGCAATACCAATGGACTTGATGGATTAAATGCTCATATGGTTACTATAGACGAGTTAGCAGCAATAAAAAATAGAGATTTATATGATTTGATGAAGCAGTCAATGTCAGCAAGAAGGCAACCTTTATTAAATTGTATAACAACAAATGGGTTTGTTAGAAATTCAATATTTGATTCGCAGTATGAATATGCATGTAAAGTTTTAGATGGTAAAGTCAAGGATGATAAATTCTTGGCTTTTATTTACGAACTTGATGATAGAGATGAATGGGATAAAGAAGAATGTTGGATAAAAGCAAATCCAGGATTAGGAACTATAAAAAAGTTTGAATTCCTAAGAGATTGTGTTAATAAGGCTAAAGCAGATGATGCATTTAAGGCCACAGTAATGGTAAAAGATTTTAACATGACTGAAAACTCATCAAGTGCTTGGTTAAGATGGGATGAACTTAACAATGAAACTACTTTTGATATTAAAGAAATGGGATTCAGATATGGAATTGGAGGATTTGACTTAGCTGAAACAACTGATTTGGCATCAGCTAAATTATTATGCATGAGGCCTAATGATGACAATATATATGTTATGTCAATGTATTTTATTCCAGAAGAAAAATTAAATAATATTGAAACCAATAAAGAGGAAGACCAAGTACCATATAAACTTTGGGAAAAACAAGGTTTATTAAGAGTTTGCCCTGGTAATAAAGTAAACAAGTTTCATATGCTAGAGTGGTTTGTTGAAATGAGAGATAAACATGATATATATATACCTTGGATTGGATATGATCCATGGCATGTTGATGATAGTTTATTACAAGCATATCAAAATGAATTTGGAAAAGATGCTATGGAGAAAGTAAGGCAAGGTGTCTACACTTTATCATCTCCTATGAAAGAATTAAAAGCAGATTTAAAAGCACATAAAGTTATTTATAACAATAATAGCATTGATAAATGGTGTTTAACTAATATAGAAGTTAAAACAGATATTAATGGTAATATTCAACCAATAAAGGGAGCTAATCCAACTCAAAGAATTGATGGAGCAGTAGCCTTGATAATAGCTTATGTAATTTTAAAAAATAGGATGGCTGAGTATGAAAATATGATTTAGAAAGGGGGTGATAAAGTGGGTTTTATTGATAAGATTAAAAATATGATACCACAAAAAACACAAGTGGTATCGGGATGCCAATTAATACAAGATAAAGGTAATAGCTTTTATTCATGGAATGGGAAAATATATCAAAGTGATATTTTAAGAAGTTGCATAACTCCTAGAGCAACAGCTATAGGGAAATTAGTAGCAAAACATATTAGAAATAATAGTCAAGAAGGTATAGTAATTAATCCAGAACCATATATAAGATTTCTTTTAGAGGAACCTAATCCATATATGACAGGACAAATGTTACTAGAAAAAATGATTAATCAATTAGAGTTAAATAATAATGCATTTGCTTTAATAAATAGAGATGAATTTGGATATCCATGTGAAATATATCCTATTCCAGCAACTAGTGCTGATGCTATTTATGATAAAAATGGAGTATTATATTTAAGATTTACTCTTAGAAATATGAAAATTGTAACATTTGCTTATTCTGATGTTATTCACTTAAGGCAAGATTTTAATGAAAATGATATATTTGGGACAAGTAGAGCAGAAGCGTTAACTCCATTAATGGAGATAGTAACAACTACAGACCAAGGAATAGTAAAAGCTATAAGGAATAGTAGTGCTATAAAATGGTTATTACTATTTAAACAATCTTTAAGACCAGAAGATTTAAAAAAGGCTACTAAAGAATTTGTAGATAATTATTTATCTATAGATAGCGAAACTGGAGGAGCTGCAGCTGCAGATGTAAAGTATGATGCTAAGCAAGTAGAACCTAAAGATTATGTTCCTAATGCTACTCAAATGGATAAAACATTACAAAGAATATATTCTTTATTGGGAACAAATGAGAAAATAATTCAAAGTAAATTTACAGAAGATGAATGGATCAGTTATTTTGAGGCAAAAATAGAGCCTATTGCAATTCAACTAAGCAATGAATATACAAGAAAGATTTTTTCAAGAAGAGAAAGAGGTTTTGGAAATAAAATAATATTTGAAGCAGCAAACTTACAATATGCATCTATGAATACTAAACTTCAATTAGTTCAAATGGTAGATAGAGGTGCTTTAACTCCAAATGAATGGAGAGAAGTATTTAATTTAGCACCTATAAAAGGTGGAGATGAACCAATAAGAAGATTAGATACTGCAGTAGTAACGAAAGGAGGTGATTAAAAATGAGTAAAATTCAATTTCCGGTAGATAATTTACAAAATTTCCTCGAAATAAAAAATCAAACTGAAAATAGTGCTGATTTATATTTTTATGGGGATATAGTATCTAGCTGGTGGGGAGCATGGGATGATACAGACCAATATCCAGAAGCGGTAAAAAATTTCCTTGATGGAGTTAAAGGTAAAGATTTAAATATTCATATTAATAGTGGTGGTGGTTCTGTATTTGCTGGAATCACCATTTATAATATGTTGAAAAATCATAGTGGATTTAAAACTGTATATATTGATGGATTGGCAGCAAGCATTGCAAGTGTTATTGCTTTAGCTGGTGATAAAGTTGTAATGAGGACTGGTTCATCATTCATGATACATAAGCCTATGTTTGGGATATGGGGAATGTTTAATTCAGATGAATTTAGAAAAATGGCAACAGATCTTGATTCAATACAAGAGTGTATTATGCAAGTTTATAAAGAGAATATTCATGATGATGTTGATATAAAAACAATTGAAGAAATGGTTAATAATGAAACTTGGATGTCAAGTGATGAAGCAGAAAAGTATTTTAAGATTGAAGTAGAAACATCATTACAAGCAGTAGCTTGTAGCAGTGATTATTTAGAAAAATTCTGTAATATTCCTAGTAATATTATAGAAAAAAATGAAAATGAAATTAAATTATTTAATTTTGATACAGAGTTATTATTGTTGGAGGGAAATTAACATGACATTACAAGAATTAAAAAACAAAAAATCAGAATTATTAAATGAAGCAAGAAACTTAAGAGATACAGATTTAAAGGCAGCTCAAGAAAAGCTAGCAGAAGCTAAAGAACTACAAAATAAGATAGTTGAAATGGAAACTTTTGAAAATCAATTATCAGAAGAAGCTAAAAATTTAGCTAATGAAAGAGCGTTCACTGAAAATAATACAGTAACTAATATATCTAATAAATCAGTTAACATAGGAGAAGGAGAAGTTATGGATAAATTAACTAATGAAGTTGAAGTAAAAGATGAAGCTAAATTATATAATGCAGCATTTGCTAAAAGCATGATGGGAGTAGAATTAAATAAGGAGGAATCAGAAACTTTCAACAAAGTAAATGCTGATTTCAGAAATGCAACTCAAACTGCAGAACAACATACTGTATTAGTTCCTGAAACAGTAAGACAAGGTATATGGGCAGAAATAGGGGAAACACATCCTATTTTCGGTGATATAACACCAACGTTCATTCCAGGAAAAGTAACAATAATCAAAGAAGAAAATGAAATGTCAGATGCTGAATGGGTTGATGAAGATACTGAAGGAAATGATGATGAAGTAGGATTCGGAACTATTGACTTAGATGGATGCGAACTTGTTAAATCTATAAAAATTTCTTGGAAATTAAAGAAGATGTCAATTGATGCATTTTTATCTTACATTACAACAAAGCTAGCTGAAAAAATGGGTAATGCAATTGCTAAAGCTATGATTGATGGGAAAGGTAAACCAGGAAGTTCAGAGGATTGGAAGGCTCAACCAAAAGGGATTGCTACTGAATTAGTTGCTGAAGCTTCAACGCCACAAGTTATAACTTATACAGGAAAAATAACTTATGATAATATGTTATCATTAATGAGTAAAATTAAGAGTGGATATATAAATGGATCATCTTTCTATGCAAATAATTCAACTATTTGGAATGAATTAGCTACAATTAAAGATGGAGATGGTAAGTCTATATTCATTCCAGATGCAACTCTTGGAGGAGTAGGAAGAATATTTGGAGTTACAGTTAAAGAAGAAGATGGGTGTGCAAATGGACAAGTATTATTAGGTAATGTACAAAAAGGTTATGTTATGAACATAAATGAAAACATGACAATATATACTGAGGATCATGTTAAAGCTAGAACTACTGATTACATGGGATATGCTTTAATAGATGGGGATGTTGTAACAACTAAGGCATTTGCACTATTAAAAAAGTAGTTAGCGGTCATAATAAGTTATTATTAGAACCGCAAAATGAAGAAATTAATATAGAAGAATTAACAGTAACAGATTTAAAAGCTATAGCTAAAGAAAATGAAATTGCTGGATATTCCTCTATGAATAAATCACAATTAATAGAAGTGTTAAGAGCTACTGAATAGTAGCTCTTTTTCATTAAGGAGTGATTAATATGTTAGAAAAAGTTAAATTAGCATTAAGAATAAAATCAAATTCATTAGATTTAGAAATACAAGATTTAATAGAAAGTGCAAAGGCCGATTTAAATATTTCAGGTGTAAAAAATTTAGATGAAGAGGATCCATTAATAATTCAAGCTGTAAAAACATACTGTAAGGCTAATTTTGGACTTGATAATAAAGATTCTGAAAAATATCAAAAGTCATATGATTTACTTAAACAATCCTTAAGTTTGTGTGGTGATTACAATGTGGAGTAATAATTTAATTTTAATATCAGAAAGAT